CAAAGCCGTAGCAAGGTGTGCTTCAACGTAAGCGCGAGCTTCCTCAACGCTTACGTTGAACACTTGACCTTCACTCCAATTCTCACTAACAATAGGACCGCATTTTGTAGTAAGCATTTTAATTTTCATAAGTCACCTTACGCCAATCTCAGTGCAAAAACATGACCAGTGGTGTTAGTTGCATTGTTGTTGGTAATTGCAACAGTAATTTTAAGCAACAGTCTAGCACCAGGAGTCAAAGTAGTTCCTGTGATAGTAAACGCATACTCTGACGTATCAGCAACAATAGTCTGTGCAGCAGTAGCACAAATATCAGCACCACCAGCGCCAGCATCAGTAGCAAGACCTGCAATAAGATCAACAGTAGCAAGACTGACGGTACCGCCTGAAGTAGAATATCCTGCTGCAATATAGCAAGTAACGTTAGTACCTGCTTTATAATCATTCGGCAACATTATGTCATAAAGCACATCGTTGGTTTTAGCATTACCGTTAGACACAGTACCGTTAAGATTAAACGAGTTAGTAGCAACTGCTGCGGCAACAAAGTCAGTAGCAGCTGCTGCACTAGCGGCGATAGGTGTACCAGCCGCATTCTTACCGGAAAGAATCGGAATGCGAAGATTAAGCGGTTTTGTAATCACACCACCAGACTCAACAGTTACTTTACCGCCCGACTTTACAACAAGTTCATCTCCACCTTGTTTCCTGTAAACTTTAGTATTAAACATATTTACTCCTTAAAGAAAGGGCGGCTATTAACCGCCCTTTGCTAAGTCAAATTACTCACCAGGAGACTGAAGGAAAGTAGACTTCAGAGTGGAAGCAGGTTGAGTGTCAGGATGCACACGACCATTGTACTGAATAGCAGTGATACCAAGAATAACAGCATTGGCAACAGCAGGAGTAATCGTTGCTTCAAGATACCGATGCAAAACCGGATCAGGCTGAAAAATGTCAACCACAATGCACGATTTAGTTAGAGCTGCGTTTGCAGCAGTTACAGTATGCGCCGTAGTGGTAGTAAGGCGAGTCATGGCAGCCGTGTTGTTAGCAGCATCACCGCTGACAAAACAATCAAGAGTGCCGTTTTCAATGATGGTTCCAAGCTCATAAATGAACATGCAACCTTCATAGTTAGCAGTATCAATGATATCAGCTTTCTTTGCAGTCTGCCCCGCTGCTGTGTAACCAAGCACCTGAGTTACTTTTACGTTCTTACTAAGGTTCATTTTATTTCTCCTTTAGCCCTCAATTAAGAGGGCTATTAGTAGGTTAGTTTAAATTAGGAAGCAGCCAGTTTGATACGCGAGAAGCTTTCAGCAAGAACAGGCATACCGTCACTCTCAAGTCTTGCAAGGAAGCCAACCTGATTGTTAACAGCATACAGTTCGTTCAGGCGCATAAACTGGAGAGCAAGACTATCAGCAATCCAGTAGTTAGTGAAGTCAGCGAACATGCCCACATACTGAGAAGCAGTGAAAGTGTTCGGCACGAACTCAGACATGATCAGAGGACGGCCAAGCAGCATATCGGGAACATCAGCTTTTTCAGCAAGCTTGAAGAGGTAAGAACCGTTACCGTCTTTCAGCTGTGCAATCTGCGAAATAGCATCCCTGTGAAACAGCCACTGAGCTTTAGTCATGTACGGAGCTTTCAGGCTGTATTTGGTCTGAATAAGACCGTCAGCAGTAAGTGCCGTAGTGTTACCAGCAGCCATCGCAATATCCCTGGAAGTAGGAATACCATCATTGGAAGCAGTAAACACACCGAGAGGCTGACCTACACCAGAGCCGGTAAGATACGCTTTTTCCATTGCAATACCAAACTTGTAAGCAATTCGGTCATTAACAATAGCTTCAGGATTAAGCGCAGCATTGCGAAGCAGCTTATTAGAAATCTTCACAAGCTTAGTAAGCATGTGGGGAGACAGTTCACGCTTACCGAAGGAAAGACCAGTATCTTCAGTAACAGTTTTAACTTCAGGGGTCCAATCTGCATCGCCAACATCGCTGTCGAGAGTGGGAACACCGCAACTAGCAGCTTCATTCAGAGGAATGATAGTAGCCAGCTTACGCATGAACACATTGTCTTTCACGTTAGCAATCAGCTGTGCAACAAACTGTTGCGGAGTAAGAAGAAATCCACCCTGAGTGTCATTACCGGCAGTAAGCGCACGAAGTTCATCAGCGCCCATTGCCTTTTCGCCGTTGAGAACGAACTTGCGGAACGCTGCGTTACGTGCTTCTTCACCCTGATTCTGACGCTGTTCGGTACCAGGATTCTTCAGCCGATCAGCAAGAAGATCACGCTCAACTTCAAGCTGACGTTCTTCAGTTTCAATAGTGTCTTTGAGCTGAACAGCCTCATTGATAAACGATTCATACTGAACCTTTTCTTCAGCATTCATTGCCCGATTTTCAGCAGCAGCTTTTTCAAGAACTGCACGTCCGTCACTTACAGCCTTGCCCCGCTTATCACGGAGTTCTTTGAGATTAATAGCCATTTGTTTTCTCTCCCCTCGCTCCGTTTGATTCGGGCGATTCTTTTAATTTGCCTTTCGGCGGTTAAGGTTAAAGTTCCAGTTCAATCAGTCGCAAACGTTCATTTTCAACATTAAGTTCTAGTTTTCTTTGTTCTTCAACTTGTTCAGCAGCGAGTCTTTGAGCTTCGGCTTCTTCGGAAGCTCTAGTTTCTTCAGCAACACGTTCAGCTTCTTCTCTTTCAGCTTCAGCAATATCAGCTAAACGTTTTTCTTCAGCGGCTTGTTCAGAAGTGCGCTTTTCAATTTCTTTAGCTTCACCATCAATCAATCCAACCAAAGAACGAACAGCACAGTTGGTGTCAACATAAGCAGGGTAAGTTACAGGAGAAGCGTCATAAAGCTTACCCATCTTGTGAATAGACCTAATCCAACCGCCCATAATTGCAGGATCTTTAGCGTAAGTATCACCGCCTTCAGCTACGGAGAAGCCAAAGCTGCACTGATTTACATCCCCTCGTTGCATAGAAACTTGAAGGTTCCTAGCGTAAGTAGTATCAGGAGGATCTACTTCAAATGCCAAACCAAGATCATCTTCAGCAACTCTAAGAGTACCTGAAGTAGTACGTCCTAAAATTAGGTCGGGGTTGTGATTGAATAGCGAACGTATATCCGACACAGGAATAGCAGAGGCAAAGCACCCAGGCATAAGCTGTTCGCGGAACGTACCTACTTTCTCACCATCACGCATAATAGGCATAGACTCACTAAGAGTTCTGAACTTAGCAGCGTAACCTTTAATAACAGGCGCTTTACCTTCGGAAGTAGCAACCCTAAGTTCTACTGTATTAGTTCGGCGTTCAATTTCCATAAATACTCCCCAATAAGCCGCGCTTATTTCCCAAATACTTCTTTATAACGCTCAACAAACCTAGTGTGTTGTTCGTGAGTAAGAGTTTCTTTAACGAAAGATATAAACCTTTCGTAATCAATTACAGTGTTAGCCAGCTTCTTTTCAAGAATACTTACCTTTTCAAAAGCAGACGGTTCGATGATTCCAGTAACATCTGCTATGAACCACTCTTCTTTACTCGCTATTGCTTTCATCAACAACCTCTTTAGGTTTAGTTGACTGCATTCCTGCCATTTTCGCTGGCATCATTCCTGACTGAAGATATGTCATATCTGACTCAGGTGTATTGTAAGGAGTCTCACCTTCATGACGCTTAATATCATTAGGCGTAAGCGATGCAGTATCAAACCTAGACTTGAGATAAGAAGCTCTAGCAACAGAATCGCCGCGCATAATATCTTTTACATCAAAATCAAAGTAGTAAAGATTACGTTCAGAGTCATAAAGCAAATCTTCATTTAAACGTTGTTCCCAATTCACAAAATGAGGTTGCATATTGTGGGTAATAAACATTTGATTTATAATTTCAGCAGAAGCAAATGTTTGATTCTTGTCACCACTTCTATGAATCAACATCATAGGTACATCAAGGAAACTGCAAATATCTTCTACTTGAAACTTTCTACTTTCCAGGAACTGACTATCTTGCATAGTCATACTCAAAGGTGTAAGATCCATGCCATTTTCAAGTATCATGGTTCTATGTGAATTACTAACACCTGAGTATTGGTCTATTTGAGCTTTCAATCTATCAAAAGCAGCATCATCTAATTTACCAGGATGCCGAAACACCTTGGAAACTTGAGCGCCGTTACTAAACAACCTACCGCCTTGTTCTTCCATAGCCATTGAAAGACCAACGCTTTCACGCATCAAAGCAACTACATTCTTGCCCACAATACCGTTGACACTAATTCCTTTTATGTGAAGGATTTCGTCAGCATTAAATACTACAGACTCTCCGTTTACCGGATAGTACTGATAATAAAGCTTTGAGCCTTGCGGCGGCACCGGTGAATTGTCATAGATGAAGTAAATAACGTCAGTAGGTGTTACTACAAACGGATAAACTCTATCTGGATCAAGTGGTACAAGTTCATTTAACCCGCGCCCTGGAGTACTTACTATAGCGTTGTAAAAGTTACCTCTGAGCTGAACATGAGTCATACCCATCAAACGCCATTCGTAAGACGTTTGCCAACGATTAGGGCGCGAGTTCAACTGACGATAAAGCCTAAAATTGTTTGCTATCTCATGACCGCCGTTAGGAAGTCGCTTCATGGCGTGAAGAGGTAGCATCGCAAGAGCTTGTGCTTTACGATTGGTACATGCGTACACAGCAGATACAGCAAGGCATGAATCGTTGGTCACAACCTGATTTGACGCTGAATTGACAGAGCCACCGAAGTAACCGGCAAGCGCAGGATCACCAGCGAGTATTGAAGGCTGTATTGACGCTCTACGCTCAAATATGGGCGAGAAACGGCCCATTAAGCAGCACCTCCGTTGTCAGGAGCAGCTTTCGGTTGCATATCGGACAGTACAGACAAGGCTATAAATGCGACACCTAGCAAGATTATTGCTGAAGGAAGGTGAATCATTGAGACACCGTAAAAGAGTGATGCAAGCCCTATTGCTAGGAATACATCACCCTCTTCTGGTCTATGAGGAAGGTAATAAAACATTTTGCGGCCTCTCACCCTTTTGGATGACCGTCTTTGAAGTTTCTACCCGTTGTAGAAACTGGTTGTTGCATTTGGTATACTCACTAACATGCGAACCAAATGAAAGTCAAGATTAAAATGAGAAAGTTGGAATGATTAAGTTAATCTAATGTACCAAACTAGGTAGAAATAATAGTAAACGGACCCTTGACACCAACTAAAACACTTTCAGCGGCTTTCATAGCTATTTCAATTCTTTCATGCGTTGTCATATTTTCATTCTTAGTAGTAAACAAACTTCCCATAGCAGCTTGAGCACCACAACCAACAGCATCGTAATCAAATCTACTAATCACACTGAAGTCGTCCTGCATTCGCCATATTTTATCTTTATAACCAATTAAGAAAGTACCTCCTTGTTCAACAGAATCTTTAAATCTAACAAACCCTCCTTCTTTTAAGCATTTTCGAACAGCGTTAACAAAAGTAGTTCGCATGAACTTATCCATATCGGCTTTTGCAAAAGGTTGTCCTTCGGGTAAAGTCAAAGAATATTCAAGTAAATCTAACATTCTAAAGCTAGTTGTTCCACCTATTACGAAATCACCAACTTTAAATACTTTAGAATGACAGCAATCTTCGTAAGTGTAGCCGTCTGAGCCACAACTATCACCGCCTAGATAAACCTTCCCTCCGTCAAGTACACCAATTATGCAAGTCACTTCAGCTCCTTTTACAGCTATGATATTTCAATTCAGTAAACAAAGTTTCGTTACAGCAATGACATTTATCACCTTCTTTGTAGACAGACCCGATTATTTCAAATCCGTCCTTAACAAGACTATCGCAAGCACAATCAGTTTCAAAAAATGGAGAGAAACCACAAAACTCAGAATCCCATTCCACAGTGTAATTTTCAAACGCATCAAGTCTAAATTTAGATTTGAAACAAACTCTTACAACGTCACCTTCGCAAACTTCAATTCCGTTTTTATCAAACTTACCTATAGCAACACCTTTAACGTCAAACATCACAATCCTCCTTTCCAGACAAACACATAACCTTGATGTACTCGCTAACGGTCATTTTACGAGCCGCAGCGCGGCGTTTAAGGGCTTCTTTCTCTCCGGTGCTTACCCTGACCTCAACCTTTTCGGTAGCGGTCTTTAAACGCGGTCCTGATGGACCTCCTGCTCCTTGTCTAGCGCCACCGTGTTTATTTTGAAAGTCTGCCATGACAAGCTACCTGACGCGAATAGCTTCAATGAAACCCTTCGCGTCCTTTTCAATTTCAATATTATAAAACTTAGGTATACAACCTTCATCTACTTCATCAAACCTTTCACACAAAGCTGTATATTCAAAAGAATTGTTTTCGTAAATATACTCACATTTAACCGGAACCATTTTCAGGAAAGAAAATATAATTTCAATCTGATCAAGAGTTTTATCTATTGAAGTTTTACTTACTTTAAACTTTCCTATACGCCTTTTCATCGTCATTATCTCCCTTTACTCCAAATTATCCAACATCTCTTGAACATCTTTGTAATAAAGAAACTTAGGGTAAAAGCAAGCATCTCCTTTGAAATCATCCACTTCATCTTTATCAGCAAAGCCTACACATTCATCAATAACGTAACAAGGAAATGACTTAGGCTCAGTCTCAATATCTTCAGTATAACGTCCAGTCACCCAATCAAGCCAATCGTTAAAGTTTTCGAGCAATGTTATAAATTGGTATTCCATTCTTCACTCCTTTAGTTTGCCCACACTATAGTACACGTAATATTTCGACATCACCACGTTTAGCTCGACTGTTGTAAGAATCGCTATTATCTTCAGTATAAGTCATTATTCTAGCAAGAGCCATCAAACAGGCTACGGGTCCATCTATTTTAAAATCAGCAGATTGTTTTGTGGGATAATAACTTTTAACATTACCTCCTGTTTTAGATTGTTTCCTCACCACATTTCCAAACATCCAAGTAAGAACCTTATTTCCGTCATGAAGAAAACAACCATCTACAATCATAGCCTCTGCTTCCTTCATCGGCTCCGACATCATTTGAGCGCTCTGCGTAAATTCAACTACCTCAAATGAGGCCCATTTCTCAATATTTTGTATAAAATACGATGCTCCAGCAGGGTCAAAAATCAGTTCCTTTATTACAAAATTCTCACTTAATTCTTTCAAATCATCTTCGACTTTTTGAAGATCCGTTCTAGCACCTTCAGTCGCTGTAAGCAACCCTTCGTCAGCCCAAAGTCTATAGTGCTGATTTTCTTTTTTCAGAACAGTATCTTTAGGTAAATAAAACTTACTAAAAACCATAGTTCGCTTTACACTTCGTCGCTCCCAACTACAGCCGCCTTCTTCATGATTTTCAGTACAAATATATTTTTCATTTGAATATTTAACTTTAGAGCCACACTTAGGACAAACGGTATACTGCATATCGTCTAATTCAAACATTATCTCCATTGCACAAATATCAATTTTTGAAGCAAGGTCTATTGAAACGAAACATTGTTTACCCTTGAAGTCCTCCAATTTCATTTCAGGTCTTGCGTTAGCTTTAAATTTAATCATATCGCACCACACAGAGCCACTGTTAGCCCAAACATTACAGTGCTTAGTTAACAAAATTGCACGTTGCGATAAATTAGACATTGCATCTTTATACTTACCTTCAAGATAACTCACGTTTATACTAACCCCCAGATTGGGGTTTGCCTTTTTCCATACTTCAAAGTCTTGAAAATCGTCAGTATCATCAATACCAAAAATCATGACAAACAAATTCTCATTTTCCTCAGTACCTTCTAAAACTTTAATTGCTTTTAGTTCAAGTTCATAACAAGGTGATGTTATATCAACACCGGCTGTAGTTATCACTAAAAGTAATGGTTGATCCCTAGCACCCATACCTGTATCTAAACTATCATACAGAGCTGACGTTTTATGTTCATGGTACTCGTCGCACACTCCAAAACTTGGTGAACTTCCATCTTTAGGAACACCAATAATAGGTTCCATACGACTCATATCATCAGCACGATATATACTTGTAGGATTGCGAACTGTTCCAGCAAGAGTTAAACCAAATGCTTCTTTAAGATCTTCATCCATATGAACCATGTTCCAAGCCGGGGCAAAAACCATGCCAGCTTGTGCCTCAGTGGTAGCTGCACAGTAACATTCAGCACCCTGCTCTCCATCTGCAAACGCCATGTAGAGTCCTATCCCTGCGGAACTAAAGGATTTTCCATTTTTTCTCGGAATTTTTAGAAAAGCCTTATTAAATCTTCTAAATCCATCTTCTTTACGTTTCCATGCAAAAAGACAGAAATGTTGAAAAATTTGGTGAGGTTCAGGCGCAAATAACTGACCTCTCCATTTTCCCTTAGAATGTCTTAATTTTGACAAAAACTTAACATGCCTATTTCCAGCAGCATTATCACAGTAATACGGATAATTATCATCTTCCTGTCTAGCTAAATCATTAATATGGCGCTGACATGCAAGTTTTTCAAGTTTACATGCTTTACGATGGGGAAGCGTATCGCCAATAACATCTTTGCAATAGTCGAGTGCAATTTCCGCGTAAGTTTTCATACAGCACCTTCACATTCATCATATTCATAATCACAATCAAATTGTATATTTTTATTTTCTGAAGAAATCCTAGCAAATTCTTCAGGAGAAAGCTTGAATATTTCATATTTAAGCTTCGGACCCTTTTCTCTTTCAAACCTAGCCTGTTGCCCTTTGCTCATATTTTCTCTAACTTCATCTGAAGGATTAGAACTTGCCTGTCTATTTTTTTCTCGCATTTCATCAGTCCAAACTCTTTCTTTATTGGATTTAATTCTAGCTATTCGCTTCTTTTCCACAAGTTCTGGCTGAGATTGCGCTGTTTTCATTTTAGCGCGAGACTCTTCGTTGCGAGTTTGACCTTTATTACCTTTACTTATTTTTTCATTGTGCTCTTTAGAATTCGGACCTTTCTTTCTACCTGTTTGCAAAGCCGTCAACTTAGCTTGATGTTCTGCGGTTCTTGGTCTTTTCTTACCCAATTGAACTTCTCGCATTAAAATTAATGTTTCAGGTCTACGAGGTGGTCTTTTTAATCCTGTTTGAGCAATGCTCATGTTTAGACAAGTTTCAGCAGGAAGTGGACCTCTTACTTTACCTCTATGAGCATCCCCTATTTTATCTCTAGTAGATTTAGGCATTGACCATCCACACTGCCCTTCGCCTCCAATTGTACTGTTAGTTAATCGCGCTCCTAAACTTTTCAAATAAGCTATCCAAAATTGTTCAGCTTCAATCCAATCCTCGCCAGCAGGAACAACTTCAACTACAAAATAATAAGGCGCTCCTATCTTATTAAACCATTTTGAAGCATGATGATTAGAAGAATTAGTCACATGCTTATGAATTCTATGCTCAACTTTACGTACAGTTTTTCCAACATATCTAACTTCGTGAGTTAAAGGATCACAGCAAACATAAATACTTGTAGGTCTATTACTACACCTCGGATCACTCATTACAAACCCTCCTAAAATAGTTAAAGCCCCTTATCCGACTGCCATCAGATAAGGGGCTTCAAAGGTACAGACTGAAGCCTGTGACCCATCTTTAAGCACTTGGCAGAGTGCTGTTTTATGTCGAGCGAATCAATATCATGACAACTCCGGTAAAGTCAAGGATAAGTTTCACATTCAAGATATTTATCTATTAAAGTTTCTTTAATCTTTAACTTCAAAGGGTGAATGAAATAAATACTCGGTTTTGGTTCAGGAGGCCAGATCATTTATCAAACTTAGACCAAAACTCATACAGAATTCGATAACACTCACGCGCTTCATGTTCCCTAATTGGTTGCAAATCAGCAGCTACTCTAGCGGCATTAACTTCATCTTCAATGTAACGCATGAATTTATCACGCATCATGTACCAATGTTCGCTATCTAATTCAGGTACGTTCATTTACAATATCCCCAAAACGCAAAGTGCTGTTAGCAGCGTCTTTGTGAGCTTTATCGACTAACTTAAGAAAACCTATAGTTCTATTTCTAATTTCCTTCAAACTTATAGATTTGCTAGGTATGAAATATCCAGGTCCGTGACCTTCAAAGCTACCTACTTTCATGTTATCTCCTTTAACCTGTTTCATCCAAATCAGCAAAAGCATTCTTTTTCTTTTCAGGTGTTTTAGGTAAATTAACCTTGGCTCTAGCGGAAGGCGTAAGACCGAACTCAGAAAGTATTCTAAGCTCAAACGTCTTACAAGCAGCGTGTATTTCAACTTCAGGGTGCTTCTTATATTGAATATTGCCAAACTTATCTTCAGTAGTATAACTTACACCAGCGACACGAAGATAATTTTCAAGAAACTCAAGTTGTTCGTGATTGTTCGCATATAAAGTTAGAGCGTATGTATCTGTTCTACTACAAGGATACATTTCTTCGATCCTACCTACAATCTCATTGAATATCTCTTTACCTCGCTCAGATAAAGTGTCAGGCGCTACAGCTTTACTTTCAGAAGCTTTAGGGGGATTATCATCTTTATATCTATGAGCGTGAGCTTTATCGTTCTTAAGTAATCTTAGCTCAACAGGATCTTTTCTACCTCTACCGTTACCAGCCATAATTTACCTCACAATCTCCTATTTAACCTTTTAGCATTACCCATTGCACCATCTTCTAATGCAGTTTTGCGAGAATGGCAAGAGGTGCAAAGTCCTTGCCAGTTACTTTCAACCCAAAACAAAGGATCATCTGGACCGTTTACAGGAACTATATGGTCAACGCAATTGTTAATCTTTAACACACCTTGCTTCTGACACATAACACACAATGGATTATTCTTTCTATATAAAGCACTTGCTTTACTCCATTTATAAGAATAACCTCTACTTGCAGAAGTACCCCTTGAGTTGTCATACCGTTTCACTTCTTCTTTCTTTACTTCTTCATTCTGAACGGTATGCTTTTCACAATAAGTAGTGTGCGTAAGAACACCGCAGTTTGGTTTTCTACATGGTTTACGCGGTGCTTGTGGCAATCACAGCTCCTTTTGCAACAGTCTAATGTACGTATTTATAAAATGATCTTTAATATCGACCATCTCAGAATCTTTATCTGAAAGTTTCATTGACTCGCAAGTATGTGTATAGCAAACCCCAGGCACCCAAGGAATAGGATCATCATCACACACAACTCTGGTGTGTTTCAATTTAGGAACTTTATAGAACCTAAAATAAGTCTTTAAGCAACCGAAAGTAACAACTTCACAATTAAACTTTTCAGCGAATAATTTTGCAATACCACCACCGAGAGAATGACCTGTGAATATCACAGGACCACTCTTTACAACATGATTAGATATTTCAGATTCAAGCTCTTTGAAACCGTTTACAACACCAGCATGGGCAAGATAACCATTTGGTGATTTCCTAGGCCAAATTGACGCATTTTCAAGCATATTTTCAAGATTTTTAGTACCTGCAATTGCTATCACAGTTCTGTAAATATTAGAATCTACAGCGTATGAATGAGCGCCTACTTTAGTACCATCATAAGCCGCTTCACAAAGTTGAGCACATTGTAACAAGCTGTACTGTTGAAGATCAGTCATTAGCCGTCACCGTTAGGTCTAAGCATATTCACCCTCACTTATTGTATTTATCGCAAAGTTGACAATCGGTACATTCGACATTCTTATTGTAAATACACTTTTTATGCGACACAATAACCTCTATTTGGCAAATTGAAATGTACTACTAATCATAACCTGAGTATACGATTTATCGCTAAAGGTCATCCCAGGATCAGCATAAATACTCTTTCCAGCAGAAGCACCTAGCGTATAACCTTTAAGCTGATAAGAGCCAACACAACCACTTAAAAGAAATACCATGCCCACAATTAAACATCTCACGATAAAATCCGCACATAACACTTAGTTAAGCTTGTCGCTCTCTTTTTATTCCAAACACCATCGCCTGAAACACTATCTCTTTCACCTTTACCGTTAGTATTTCCTTCAACTGTTTCAATACCAGCTTCGATAGAAATCTGATCTTTAATAACAACTCCAATGTGGGAAAAGTCGAAAATTACTAAATCTCCAGCTTTAGCTAATTTAGTCTCAGGTAAAACTAGCAAACCTTTATCCCTAGCCCATTTCTCCCAACCGAAAGCAGATGCATCTTTGCACCGCCAACTTTCAAATTGTTTAACATCCATTTTCATATATTCAAGAACGTCTTTGTTATCACCCCATTTCTTCAAGGACCAACAACAGAATGCAGCGCACCATGACCAAGGCCCAGGCTTCAGCCAAGAAGCTGTTTGAAATTCTCTAATTTGCGTACCACAGTTATTTCCACCAACCTCTTTTACACCTACTTGAGATTTGGCTACATTACAGAATCTTTCAATAGCTTCTTTTTTATTCATCATCTCTTCTCCGATAATATGACCAA